TCAAGGCCAGACGTATCTTTTACATAAGCCTCTACAATAACCTCAAGCGTTCTAACTTGCGTCCTTGGTAACTTGATCGTGCCGTATTCTGTGCTTTCAGTATTGGTGTAAATACACAATGCCGGTAACTTACTTTCCCCTAGTGGAAATAGTCGCGTCTGAAATACATTTGAACCAGTCGTTGCTAGACCAGTCAATGTCGTCGTTACATCATCACGAATAAGTTTACGAACGTGAGCCATTAGACTTCTTCCAGAACCAGCGTCGTAACACCTGTTCCATCAGGTTGAACAACGCGAATAATATAGCTAACCGAATTGATCGTTATCGCATCACCCTCTGCGGCAGATGCCACATCAGATGTGCGACACTGAAATCTTGGTTGTTGGATTGCAACCGCAACAGTGCCGCCAGCATCGGCTTCAAAGAACTCATTATCAAAGATGCCATTAACTGTTACAGGGCTACCGCCAGACGGCGTATATGTCGCCGCAACGCCGAAGTCATCGACTGCGAAGAATATAGCCAGTTCGTCTGCGGTTTCTACAGCCATTAAATGTCATCCTCATCTTCCGGCGTGCTAATATCAAAAACAGCGCGATTGGTTTTCTTTGGTGCGCCGCGTTTTACTTCTTCGGCAAAGCCAGCCTTTATCAGTCTATTGGCTGTTCGATCTTCAACTTCGATCTTTTCGCCAACTTCTAGGTTTCGGCCTGTGCCGGTAAATGTCTTTTGCAAAATCTTAATCTTCATAGTGCCACCTCATAAAGAAAGGTCGCGGTGGGGTTTCAACGCCCCACCGCTTCCATCAGTCATTAAGCAACCGATACTTCGTCTGTCAATGCAAACGATGCAGTGTTGCGAACGGCTACGTCTACTTCTTGGAAGATAGACATACGGACTGTGCCAGACTTGCTACCTGTGTATGGGTCAACAAGAATTGAAGGTGCACCAAAGAGGCCGACCATCAACTGGCTAAAGTCACCATAGATCAGAGCAGATGCGTCGTTGCCGCCGTCACCCGGATCAAGGTTCGTTGGGACGTTGCTGGTAAACTCAGCGCGTGCGCCGTAGATGCTGTTCCATGGATCGTTCAGCAAGAATACGCTGTCAGTTCCAGAAACGCGTGCCGTCGAAGCAAGTTTCGCTTTAACAGCAGGGCTTGACAACCAACCTACAGAGCCTTGGTTGACAACGCCGTTGGCGGTTTCAACGGTTTTAACCAGAGCAACAATGTCCGCCCAAGTAAGAGCGTCAACGTCAGTTCCAGCAGAGATGTCTACGTTACCAACACCAGCGTTCAACAACCCAGTTGGTTGGCCTGAAGCACCAGAGCCGTTGATTGCGTAGTATTCGATGCGGTCAGCGATAGAAGCAAGCAAGTCGTTTTGAACTACTTGTTCGATTGCTGGGATGCTCTCAAGCATCAGCAAGCGCGATACATCAACGTATGCACCAAGAGTGCGCGGCTGAAGCGTAACGCCAGCATCGGTTTGGCTTTGATCGCTAACGTCGCCAAGTTCTTCTACGAATGCGGCGTTCGCACCAGCAGAGAATTTAGGCATTTTAACGCGATTGGTAAGACCGCTCATGTAAGTTACGCCCAAGTTTGACATAACTTGACGTGCGCGAAGTGCTTCGATGAAAAGGTCGCCACGGTGAACGGTAGGAACGAAGTTGTCCGTTACGTTCTCAGAACCAGAAGCTCCGGTTGCGGCAGTTGTCATCGCGCCAGCGCGGAAAGCGAAGTCAGGAATGTAAATGCCCTCAGCTTCTTTACCAGTGCGTTTCGCGATTTCGTCGTGCATCTCACGCTCATAACCAGCTTTGCGCCAGTCGCCAGAGATTTGTGCTTGAACCATGCGTGCCAAAGAGTATGAACGCTGTTCTTTAACAGGAGCGTCAACAACATGGGCAGGAGTTTCAAGCGGTGCATTACCGATTGCGTCAAGCAAGCTACCACGGAACTGGTCAATGCTCAGACCGTTGCGGATTGCTTCTTCACCAAGGTCACGCTTGTTGTGCTTGGCGGCAAGAGACAGGATTTCGCTGTCGTTCTTGCGTGCGGCGCGGACTGCTTCAGCCTTCACCGCGTCGATGTCGATTTGGACATCTTTTTTGATTTCTTCAGACATAGGTTTCTCCTTTACTGAAGTGGTTGTGGTTAAGGTTTCGGAAGTCGCACGCCCAACGCCCACTTGACTTGACTGGTCAGCCGGAATTGAAACGATTGATATTTCCATTGGCGTTGTGGCGACACGGAAGTAATCTTCAGGGTCATCCTCACGCCGAACACGGTTATCAATACGATAACCAACAGATATGTTTTGGCGTATTCCATCCAAAACATCGTCGAACACTTCAGAGGCAAGTTTACCTTTTCCAAAGCGAACTACAGCACGCAGACGACGCGCTGTCTCATCCAGTTCGACTGTCTCAACGATCCCTATTTGTTTGGTCATATCATGATCCAACAAAAGTGGGGCGCGTCCAGATTTCAGGAACTCTAGGTTCATATTTTCTAACGAATGGTCGATAACTTCCATACCGAAAGACCGCTCAACAGGTTCTTCGGATGATACGCCAATACGAACCAAACGGTTGTCTTGATCGATGAACTTATCGCCATCAAACATATAACCACGACGTTCCATGTCGGAACGGCTATAGCGTTCTTCGTAAGTCGCGGTTTCTTCGACGATCTCATCTTCATCGTGCGTTTTAGCATAAGTCACAATGTAAGCATCTTCGGTTTCTTCGATGTTTACGATATGACGCTTGTCATCCATTTGGATTTCTTCGTTATCCAACTCAACTTCAATCTCTTCGCTCATATCTCTCTCACTTGTGGCTGGCTCAAATTTAATAGGCTTGAAGTTATTATCATCAAGCCACTCCTTCGCTTCCGATTCCGAAAACATCTCAGCATCAAAACGTATGCTTTGAATTTCGCTTTTATTATCCTTGATACCAAAGATAAAATCAATGCCATCTCCACCAGCATCCTGTCTGCGACGGAAATAGTCGTAATTCTCAGGATCATTTATTCTTGCGGCGTGTTCGTTTGGGTATGGACGCATCTCATCAATCATGCGTTCCTCATCCTTCAAGCTCTCAACAATATTGCGCGACCAAGTATAGCCAGCGTCGCCGCCCCAAAGTAACCAGCTTATATAAGACGCGCTATCTTCTTCGTGGTATTCCTTATACGCCTCATGTCGACTAAAGAAAGAATACATTCGCTTTACTGTATCCTCTGACAAGTTTTTGCCATTAACAATATCTCTTGCACGCGCAACACCAACAGCCGTTCCGCCCTTACCGTGCTTCTTACGCAACTCAAGGCCACGCTTGGCGGCAGTTATCATGCCTTTTGTTGGCTTATAGCTCATCTTCGTCACTATCCGTTAAAGGCATTGCAGGGGACTTATTACCGAATGGTTCAAACGCCGTTTTCAGGCCATAGCGTTCTGCCATCTCTTTATCGCTCTGGATTTGAGCAAACAATTCTTCGACATCGCGTCCATAATTAGCCGCGACATCATTCATGCTAATCAATCCATTATTGATCGCAGTAACAGCCGCATTGATCTCTTTAAGCGGATCAACCCAAGCAAAGCCACGACCACGGAAATGAACATTGGATGCAAACTTATTATATTTAGACGATGGTATGTTGAAATCACCAAAGTCCAATGCACTGCTTAACCAGCGCATAAATATCGGCTCACAGAAATGCTCAATAATAAACGATTGAAGCATCTTATAATGATCGCGCTCCTCAATCGTGCCCTGACGGATAGAAGAATAGCTAACACCAGTTAGGTCATTCGACAGGCTGGTATAACTAACATTCAAACCAGATGCGATGCCGCGCAATACGGCTTTCTCAAACGCATCGAACGCAGTCGTCGGATGCGTTGCATCAATCATCTTAAAGTCATGTCCGGCTGGTAACTGATAAACGCTTGCTGGCTCCATATCGATAATCGGCACGCCCTCATCCGTCTCATCATCGCCAACAAACTCATCGCCAGATGGTGTGGTAACAATACCAAATTTAGCGGCGGCGGCTCTAGCGGCGATCAATTCAGCTTCACGATAACCATGCAACATCTTTAGCGAAGCAATCGCCGGAGCCATAAATGGTTCACCGCGCGTTTGGTGTGTTCTGCTTTGGATGAATATATGCAACATCTCATCAGCAGGAACACGGGTGTGCTTACGCTCAGTCCGATTAGCAAAGTTCAATGTATCATTTGGGTGATTGACCAGAACCCAATAAGCGACAGGGCGATGGTATTTATTCAACTCAACACCCATACGGATTTCATTACCATTGGCTTCGTTGCGACCATTCTTCTCTTGATCGACCAAATCTGTCTCAATGAACTGGATCGAAAAACCGTCCTTGAACGCTTTGTTGTTTACGAACTTGACAAATACTTCGCCATCACGCGCTAACGTCTCAGCGACATAACGCTGACAATCAAGCCAAGACATTCGACCAGAAACCTCCGGATTGCCCAGCTTTCCCCATCTCTTAAACGCATCCTCAATAATCTGATTTCCTGTTGCATCAAGTGTGCGATCATCATTCCTTGCACGCACCTGAACAGTAAAGCCATTCTCACCGACGACATTAGTTTTGATAAGATTGATAAAACGCTTTGCATACTCATTGTTCCGCGCAAGGTCGCGACTCCGATTTCTCAATACTGGTAATGCGTTTCTTAATTCACTATCAGACGAAAAAGACGAACCGATAAAATCGGCAAACAATCTACCTTGGTTTGCGCCAGCGTAGTTACGCATCAATCCGCGTAAACTGCGACGCTTTGCTTTAGGCTCTTGATTGTTGCGATTAAGAAAATCAAATAACGCCATTTTAGAACCTCATTAGGATTGTGCTATTAGTTGGCTTGCCACGGCGTATTCTTTCTCTGCGATTGTGAGCGTTCACTTCTTTCCGGTAGTAATCGCGCCACTCCATCAATTCCTGCGGAGATAACTTACTTAGTGAGCGACCATTAATTGAATAGCTGGAGACATCCGCATCGGCTTTACCTTCAAGTATTGTCTCAATCTTAGCAAGCATGATTTCAGCATGACCACGCGGGTCAGCTTGGTTGTCGTCAAGGTCGATGATTGCTTCAAAGCTACCGCGATCTATTACAATGCGGTTGCCTGTGGCCGTTTGCACTATCTCTAGTTGCCAATGATAAACACCGGCGGTAAATGTGGCAGATGTCGCGCTACTAATTGTGAACAGGTATTTATCGGAATATTCTGTTGCGGCTAATTTAATTTCGCTTGCACCGCCACCTGTAATACGCGCTACATATTCGGCAGAATATAATGATGGCGGATAGTCAGTTAGGAAATCGGTTCTTTTCCATTGAATGAAATCACCGACAACAATGATTTCTGGTTCACCTTCTGGTGCATTAGCAACATCGAATAAATTAGCCACGGCGACAAACTCCGTTAGTGAATAGCGTTTGTTTTTTATCGCGTGCCTTCACACGCTTTGAATGACGGCCTTTGCGCTTAACTTTGATCTTTTCGCGTCTCTCAACAGTCTTGATCTGTCGCGCCATTACCGCCACCCATTTACAAAACCGCCTTGCCTTGGCCTTCTAATAGGACGTTGCTGGCGCGGCTTCTTATCTTCATCATCAATCTGCGTCTTTGCACGCTTGGATTTCTGCGCTATCATATTAACATTCACATTAACTATTGACAATGCCGCGATTGCATAAACTCTGCAATCCAATGCTTCGTTGCGCGGTCGCACTTTTATCCACTCTCTGCGATGGAATCCCTTATGATATTTCTTAACCACTTTTTCGGCTGTCAGTTGACGGAAATAGTCATCTGGGTAGGAATCAGGGAAGTGACAATATCCTGCTCCCTCATCCTTAATTTTTAATCGCGAATATACAACCTCTTTGATTGTGTCAACGCCAATCGGAAATAACTTGCACTTGATATTGTTATTGGTGCTTGGTTTACCGACCATCGGTTTACCCTCACCGCCAACACCTTTGATTGCAAATATGCGTCTACCAATTCTAGGTTTGCAGAACTTATATACCGATTGAGTGTGATGACCGCCACTATCTATAGCAGTTGATTTGATGTTTAGCTCTCTACCGTCCTCTGTTTCATACGTCATAGATAGAAAGCCATCCAAATCAGCCCAAGGCTGGGCAGATGATGGATCGCCATAAATGGTTCGATATTCAATAGACCAGCTTTCTTCATCGCGCCCCCAACCCAAAACCTCCATCTCTAAACGATCATCTTGCACGTCGATACCTGCGGTTATGAACACAATCTCTTTGGGTAGTTTATCGCCATAATCTTCTCTGTGAGATGCGATGTCATAATCATCAACACGCTCACCTTCATCTTCCCACGGTTCACCCAAATAAGTGTTCACCCAAACACGAAGCGTCTCAGGCAACTTCTTGGCAATCAAGAAATCACGAACTGCGCTCTCCAATGGTGTCCACGGAGAATACAAACCTGAAAGTCGAAACCCCACCGTTCCGACGAATGGAGCGGTGGCTCTCCATTCTCCCCTGCGGATCGCTCTATACCGATCTGCATCATCCCAAATCGACCCACAATGTTCACAGACATAGCAAGCCGTTTCAGGCGCGTCTTTATCCCATTGCACGTTCAACCAGCGCATCACTTGTTGTTCGCCACAGTCAGCGCATGGGACATAATATTCACGTTTGTCAGAATTATCAAATGCCGCTTCGATACGGCTAGTTCCTTTATTGGTCGGTGTGCTTACCATCACAAACTTGCGATTCCAGAATGTAGCGGCACGACGACGCGCCAAATCAATCGGATCGCCCTCAGAACCGGCACTAGGTGGAAAGCGATCAACTTCATCACATAGCACAACACGGATCGGTCGGCTGGCTAGTGATGACGGACTGTTTGCGCCGCACATAGTTATGTGGCCGCCAATAAAGTTCTTCTTCAGCGTTGTGTTCCCACTGTCCCTGCTTCGCGGATCAGCGATCTTGTCTTTCAGGGCAGGGGTATCACGAACCATTGGCGCAAGCCTGTCCTTACTGAATGTCTGCGCCATATCAAGTGTCGGTTGGACAACCAGCATCGGAGACGGGTCTTGATGGATGTGATAACCAATCAAGTTGAGCAACATCTCAGTCTTGCCGACTTGAGCGCAAGACATAATTACGATGTTCTCAACCTTCGGATCGGATATAGCGTCCATAATGCCGCGCTGGTATTCGGCGCGACTAGTATTCCATATACCAGCTTCGGCAGATGCTTCAGGCGACAGACGACGATATTCGTCAGCCCATTGACTGACTGTCAGTTCCGGTGGCGGCTTCATCAACGTCAGGACGTTTCTTACCACTGCCATCGCCGGTATTGAGTTGGGTATTTTCAAAGTCATACGCTTCCACCATTGTATCACTTAACTCTTGTAAAGTATCGTTTATATATTTGGTTAGTATTAGTTTCGCCTCTTGCACATCTTTTGCTGAGAACACATCAGGTGATGCTTTCGTCGGCAAAGATAACAGCCTAGCACGAAAATTACCAAAAAGTTCGCTGTTTATCTGGTTTATTGCTTCAACAGTCAGAACTTCTAACTTTTCCTTACTTAATTCCATTTCGGCTAGTTCGGCTTCTGCGGCAATTTTCCTTGCTCTTGCTTCTTCGTAACTAAGAACGCCGCCAGACTGATCGACATGACCCATGATCGCTCTTGCCGCATCGGATAGTTTGTATTTCTTGATCTTGCCCTTTTCTTCTACTGGCCGAACACCGTTTAGGCGCAAACCAACAGTGCGGCGATCAAGGCCAAACTCAACCGCCAAGGCGTTAATAGTCCATAGATTTTGTGTCATTGCCATCTTGTAAACTCCACCGTTATAAGATTATTACAATATATTGGTGGATATTGCAATTTTCCTGTCACTAGAAGACAAACGCGGCCTCCGCTCACC